TCATTTTGCACATATATCGTTTAATGCGCTTATAGCGTGCATAGATTGTGCCTTTTCGAAGTCACTAAGTAGGTGCTGGTATACCCGTAAAGTGATCGTGACATCGGAGTGTCCAAGCCTTCTGGAAATGTATGCGATGTCCACACCTTTTGACAGCAGATAGCTGACATGGGTGTGGCGGAGTCCGTGGAATGTGATTGGCGATGAGATGCCCAGTTCAGTTTCAATTTTACTTAGGTCACGGTTGAGGGCCGAGTCTCCCGGAACTTGATGTTTGTTGTTGCGAAAGACTAAGTTGAGATTATCACGGTAACCCGTCTTCATATTTGCAGCAGTCTGTTCGGCACGCAGCCGTTTGAGAAGATTGATCAGCATCTGAGGCACGTCGATTGTCCGGACACCAGCCGGAGTCTTGGTTGGCTTAAATCCGGTAGCATAGACGTAGTCCCACGATTTATCAATACGGATTGTATTCTCGTCGAAATTTATGTCGGGCCATTGCAAGGCGATTACTTCAGATGCGCGGCATCCCGTCAGAATGGCCGTGACAATGATGTAATTGTATATCATGGACAATGACGCATGTTCAGTGCAAAAAGCGAGCAGGCGCTCAAAATCGGCTGTTTCGAGATACTTGACCTGAGTCGTGCTCGGCGCATAGCCAGGATTCACCCAGCCCTTGGTGAAGTTGGTGAAGATGATTTGCTCAGCCATTGCATCATCTGCCATTGCTCTTATATACCCGTTCAGCTTAGAGACGGTTTCCCGAGCTCGAGGTTTTGGGTGTATTTTGTTTTTGGGAGTCACCTTTCCCGCAGCATAGTCGTTGATGAACATTTGGTACTTCATCCGAGTAATGTCTACCAGCTTGGTATCACCGAACCACTCTTCAAGTGCGGCACGAAATGTGGAATATCGCGATTCAGTAATCTCTGAATTCTTGCCTTCTTTGTACGCAGCGATCCACCGATCATAAAAGTCGATCAGGGTGACGTTGGCTTTATCGAGCTTTGCGCCATGAGCTTTACTTTGTTCCAATTCAAGGGCGGCCGCCTCTGCGGCAGCTTTTCTCGGAAACCCGCTTTTGCTAGGCTGATGCCGCCTGCCATGCTCGTCAAGGTAACTTACTCGATACCCCCAGGTTTTGCCACTTTTAAAGATTTGTGCCATGATTTTACCTCCGTATTTTGCTATACTGGAGTACGCAAAGAGCGCGCCTCAGTGTGCGTTTCTGTAGATGCGCCGACCCAGTCTGCCAGGACTGTGTGGGTCGGCGCTTTTTTAAGGTATAATGATGAAGGAAATTAAACTAAATTGAAATAAGGTGATAGAATGTCATTCGTTCACGATTTAATTCACTTAACTCAGGGAGAGCTACTCATAAAATATTGGTACGTGTGGCTTGTACTAATCGTCAGTGTCGTTATTGGGGACAGGTGGCTTCATCGTAAAAGCTAAAAAGCGACTACCTAATATAGGAGATGAAAAATATGAATTGCAATCATGAATTACGAACCACAGGCGAGCTAGCAGACTTTTTGCAGACTTTGCCGAGAAACACAAGAATCATTATCTCGGGATCCATTACGGATAAAACACCAACACTAAACGAGAATTTTATTTACGATCGAAGTCGGGAGCTGTTAACTTTTTGGGGTGATGTTTTAACGCTTGATTGATTTCTTTATGATGGTGTCAAGTGGAGGCGTTTGCTGTATTAATTGTTCGAACGTAACCTTTAACTGACTGTCAAGAACTACCTCAAAATCTGGCTGACCGTTTGCATCTTCAAATTTATGATCCCAGTTGATTGATCCAAGCAGTCCACGGACTTCGCTCAGGGGTGAAAGATAGTAACACAAATTTCCTATCTTCATTGGATAGGGATGTGGCATTGCTTCAATTTCTTTCTGAGCCGAGACATGTTCTGAACGTTTACTCAAATCATAATTGCTACGGGTCATTTGGTAGTATTGAATAACGCTACCTCCATTTTCCATCCACCCATAAAGACAGATCACGCCGACCTTCCAAACAGTCATTAGCGCCTGCATTGAACGCCCCTCATCGGGTATCACGCTACCATGCATCACTTTATTACGTACGGAAACCAGCCGGTTGAACTCTTCAGTAATTGTCTCGAAGCGTTTTGGAAAGCGTTCCGCTGCAACTGTGTAAAAATTTCCCTGACACCGTTCTGAGGACAATAGCGCCCCGAACTTTAGTGCTTTGTCGACCGCGGTCATATCACGATTTGAATACATCCAGATATTAGCTTGGCTAGCAATCCTAAAAATGTTTTCTAATGCAGAGTATGCGCTTAAAAATGATTCAAAATAGTTATGAGAAATATGAGCTTGCATGGCATGTTCATATAATGGTGCGAATAATGGCGTGCTCGTAAAAATATCGACATGATGCCAACGTTGGCAGGTGGCGCTTAGGTAACTTTTTTCCGTTACTGAAGCCTTAAGTTGAGAGACATAGCCTTCGTTTTGACAGTCGTAGCACGGATATGCGTGGTACATTTCCATATATAGCACCTCCTGTCCCTCATTGCGGGGGGCTTTTTGTTTTCCCAACGGCTGTGTGTTACTTGTCTGCGTGGTGCCAGTGGAATACGAACAGCAACGAGGACACCACTAGCATGATGGCGCCGTTGAATAGTTGCTGGTAGAGGTAGATCCCGGGCTGCGCGGACTTGTCAAACCAGATAAGCTCGGATATTCCAGACACAACGACGTACAGCGAAATCAAAGCGACTACGAGACAAACCAAACATGCTGCATACATATATAAGTTCTTGATCTTCATGCTGATTCTCCTTTCAGATTAACGCCCACGGCCCGAGTTGCACGGGCCTGATACTGTGGCGGGTTAGGCAAGCACTATCTCAAGGTATGGGGACAGACGTTTTTTTGCGAAAACTAAATTAGATTGGAGTCGGGTAGTGAACGAATATAGCTATCCATAAACTGCCAATCAGGAACATTTTTGTCGTCGAAAGGCAGCATGATGAGCTGCTTTTTCAGATGGGAAGCGTTAGCTTTGTTCCCAAATCCAAATTTTGAACTTTGCATAGTTATGGCAGTTGCCAAAAAAAGAAGAGTGTGCCCGGAGAGTCTAATCCTAGGTCTTAGTACTGATACATCTTGAGTTGCTGTAAACGGGAAGGGCTGATAATAAGCAATGCCAGCACCACCATCACCATTGTTGTTGACAGACAATACTTGCCCGCTTTCGATAGATGTCTCTCCTACATGAACAAAACGGCTGAGTCCATTGTTGATTTTTCTTGCAGATATTAGAGGGACATTTCCATGCGAAAGTTTGTTTTTCGGTCCGGATTTTCCACGTGTTATATCGAAGAGTGATCCAATGGCAATTGGTTTCCAGCACTGTTCTTCAAGTTGGTGACTAATACGACGCTTAGCAGCTTTCCGCACGGGAACATTGTAGTTTGATATTTTCTCTGAAATATAATCACTCATAAATTGCCAATCTGGGTGATCTTTATCATATGCGGGTAGCATTATTTTTTTCGCCCGGAGACGGGACAGCGTAGCGCCGTTGCCGCCCCAATTCAGGTTCATTAGCTGCATCTTGATTAGCGGAATTATGAAGAGGGCGGTTTTCAGTGTCAGCTCAGGGAAGTCGAGTACTTGAACGTTCTGTCCTGTGTAATAAGGAAATGGCTGGTAAAAAACACTTTGTGTATCAAGTCCAATTGAAATGGTGTTTTTCGGGTTAAGTGGTGCTAATTGTCTGGAGGTAAACATATTTACGCCGTTGTTCAGCTCTGATCTAGTGACATATGGAAATCGTTCAGGTGAAGTGTGGCTAAGTTTGTTCTTATCGAGTCCACTCTTAGTTGCATAGAGATTAAATATTTCCGTATTTCCAAGCGAGAATGGAAACCATTGAACTTCATTCAGGTTCTTTTTTGTCAAATAAATCCCCCCTTCCGTGGACTGTCATATCGAATTTGAAGGCGAGGTAGTCTTGTATGGTCTTGTTAAAATCTTCATCTGTAGGAATTGTTTCATTGAAGTAGTAAAAACTATGAAGCCATTCGTCATCTGCAGTTATAGTCGTTTTCAGAGCAAAGTCGTTGCTAAAAGAGATTAGATTACCCTTCAGCAGTTGAATTAGTTTATTTCTTTTGGCCTTGGCAGAACCATCAGGGACAAGACCAATATGCTTGTGGACACTATATCCATCGTCTCTAAAGTCCACGAAGGTAACCAGGTGTTCTGCATTGTGTGGAACTCCAGCAGTAAAAATTGCAATGACAGGATTTACGCCAATGCCGTAGAAGGTGTCAGGGTTTAATGTGATTACAGCATCTAATGTGTTTTCTTTTAATAGTCGAATCTTGATGTTTTGGTCATACTTGGTCTTGCCAATCATTGTGGACTGTGGGACTATGACCGCCAGTTTCCCGTTTTTGTTACACATGGATAGGGCATGATAAATAAAATTCAGCTCGCTTAACTGTTGTGTTTGTTTATTCTTAGCTTGACTGTATGGTGGATTAAATAGAACTTTGTTGATTTTTTTTGTTTTAAAGTATTCTCCAGAAAAGCTGAACATGTCACCATGAAGCAGATTACTTTTACCATCACCACGAAGAATCATATTGGTTGTAGCGACCGTGAACAGCTTTTCTTGTAGTTCTACACCATACAAGTGATTTTGCCTGATTTCGGTCTGCTTTTCCAGATTGTCCCCAACGGCATTAAGCATTCGGTGCATCGACGATATTAAAAAGCTGGCAGAGCCGCAGGCCGGGTCTAGCACATAATCATCGGGTTGAACATCAATTAACTCAGCCATTAGCGATGTTATGTGCTGAGGCGTCAACACGATGCCAAGAGAATTACCATCACTGCCACCATATTTTACAAATTCACCATAGAAGTTTCCGAGCACATCATAGTCTGTGTTTCGTTTGAAATGTAAGAGCACTCTTTCCTCTAGGGTGGTGGCAAAGTACTTTAATGGTGTCATTCCCAGAGTTGGGTTAACACGATTCAACATTACGTTTGTTTTGATAAAACTAAATTTATTTAATAGTATTGATATTTTGTTGTTCCAATCTGAATTAGGTGATTTCGGTCTTACATGGTCAGATTTAAGCTCGACTCCGATAGCGGTGAAAACCTTGTCCCCGTCTCTATTATCCTCGCCGGTTGAACCAGTTAAGTTAGTCAATAGAGTTGGGTCACCAGATAGGGCAAGAAGTAGGGCAGAAATGACGGTAGCCTTGTTTTCTCCCTCCAAAGAGGCGTAGTTACGGAGGTCCTCATGGAGTTTTGCCACAGCAACTTGTAGATCATCAATATGTTGCTGCTCAACCGTTTTGCCACCCTGCACCTCAACCCGATAGTACTCATTAATGCGATCTTTGGTGAAATCTGATAAATCGACTATTGGGCTTAGCTTTTTTACAGTGGCAATTTTGTTGCCTTTCTCAAGGTGGACATAATATGGTTGAAGTTGTAAATATTGTGCATCACCAGTTGCGCCAATTGCGAAACATTCACGGTAGATTGATTTTTCAACGATATGTTTCGCATACCAGATTGCTCCATTTTCGGCATATGTTTTGATGTAAGGAAACTTTAGTACCACCTCATCATTTTCTTCATAAACTGCGCGATCATAGGCAGGCTTATCTTCGATAATAACGGGGTAATTGCCACTCATGAAAAAGAAATCAGGTTTTCCTACACCGCGCCCGCCTTGTTTACTAGCGTGAGACAAGGCTAGAGAAATATCAGAGTTAAACGATTGCTGTTCGCTATAGTTAGTCGATACGGCCTCGACTAACTTACGAACTGTTTGATCAGTTGCAGTTGCTTCATTTACCATTTTGATTCACCCTTACTGTATCAATAATTATTCATATTGGTATTATAGCAGTAATAAATTAACTCTCCAAAAAAGCCAGCTTTTAACGTCATTCATGTTTGGACGTAAGCCCACGGCACGTCCTGCCCGTGCCTGCTGCTTGGTGGGTTAGTTCAGCACAACGCCTATGATGCTGACATCTTCGGGATCGAGGTATCTGTCGGGATACTTGTCATTCAGTGAGTGTAGAACAATTTTCTTTTGTTGATAATCGCGGGATACCTGCTTGAATGTGACACCTTCGTCAGCCACACGGACAACGGCCAGATCGCCATCGTCTATCGTGTCTTGCCATCGGACGAATATCTGCGAGTACTTCGGGTAGTCTGGCTCCATCGAGTCACCCTCAACAGTAACGATTTCATTTGCACTAGCTGGGATGTCGTCCACGTTGACGCGTGTCCTACGCACCTCAGCGTCCTGTGTGGCGCCATCGATTGGGGCACCGGCAGCTGTACCGCGCCCGCACACAATCTCACGCTGTTCAGGGAACGGTACGACGTTCTCGTTCTGCTGCTCATTGAGCTGCTTTTCTGCGTAGGTGTACACGTTCTGCTGACGGTCGGGGTGGAGCTTGTTGTATATGGGGAGTATGTCAGCCGGTCCGTCTAAAATGGACGTCGTGAATCTTGGGTCAATATCTGACTTGTTCACCTTTAATGCATCGGCGATTTTTTGAATGGAACCCGGATTCGGTGTTGACCGCTTGGAAAAGTATCCTGAAATTGTAGAAGCGGGAATGCCGGTCATATCAGAGAGCTGTTGCTGACTGATGCTACCAGACACCTTCTTAAGGTTAGCGGAAATTGTCTCTCTAAGTTTTAGTTCAAAGGCGGTTAGTTTATGCCTTGGCATTGCAATCACTTCCTTAGTCTTTATGTCGTCATTGTAACGAATAAACTCGTCAAATACAACACAATCGAAAATAAAACGGGAAAAGTCGTTGACAAAACGAATAAACTCGTTTATATTAATAGTCGTACCAGAAAGGAGGCATCACATGAAAATTCAAATCACGTTGGAAGCGGCGCGCCGAAACGCAGGATACACGCAAAAAGAAGCCGCCGGAATTCTTGGGGTTCACTATCAGACCCTTGCCGCTTGGGAACAAGACAGTTCTAATGTGCCCTATGCTGAGATGGTAAAGATTCAAGGACTGTATCATATCCCGACTGAATTCATTTTTTTTGGAAACCGAAACGAGTTTATTCGTTCCATCAGAGAAAGGGAGGCCGTATAGCATGAATGAACTACAGCTATTTAACTTTGAGGGCAACGACGTTCGCACGTTGAACCATGACGAACAGATCTGGTTTGCCGCGCCAGACGTCACAAAGGCACTTGAACTTAGCAACACAACCGTAGCCGTGTCCTCATTGGATGACGATGAACGGGCTAAGTTTAACTTAGGGCGTCAGGGTGGAACCAATTTCATCAGCGAACCAGGGCTGTACAAGCTAGTCGGGGCAAGTCATAAGCCGGCGGCAAAACGTTTTAACCGTTGGGTAACACATGAAGTCCTTCCATCAATCCGTAAGCATGGTGCCTATATGACGCCGGAAACGATTGAGAAGGCCATCTACGACCCAGACTTCATTATCAAACTGGCAACACAGTTGAAGAATGAACAAGCCCGTACGGCAGCACTCACAGCCGATAACGAGAAGATGAAGCCCAAAGCGTTGTTTGCAGACGCAGTAGCCACCAGTCACACGAGCATTCTCATCGGTGACTTAGCCAAGCTCATCCGCCAGAACGGTGTGGATATTGGCCAGAATAGGCTATTCGGTTGGCTGCGAGATCACGGCTATCTGATTGGCAAGGGTGACCGTCGAAACATGCCAACGCAACGCGCGATGGACTTGGAGCTGTTCGACATCAAGGAACGCACATTCCAGAACCCGGATGGCAGCGTACGGATCACCAAGACTACCAAGGTAACCGGCAAAGGCCAGCAGTATTTTATCAACAAGTTTCTACAGACTAACGAACCACAGACAGCATAGAAAAACCGAAATATCCAGTAAAGGAGGCATCAGATATGCCACCAACATTAGACCTGATGCCATTAATTCAGGAGGCAATCAAAACAGCGGTGGATCGAGCCGTTGCCGACCAGATCAAGCACGAACCTGACTACCGCCGCTGGTGGTCAACGAAGGAAGTGCAAGAACGCTATGGCATCACGCCAACCTGGCTGAGCGAGCACATCATAAACCAGCCGCGGTTCCAACGACAACTTGACGGGTTCGCATTCAATTACCATGGCCAGATGGGCTGGCGGTTCGAGCCACTGGCGTTCAGCGAGTTCATGCGTAAAGAGTTCCGCAACATCGGCAAGGAGGCAGAACGATGACTCAGTTAATTCTATGGATCCATGCGAACGAAGCTTGGTTCTTCGGTAGCTTGGCGGTCGCATTGTCCGCTTATATCATGGGCCGTGCTGCAAACGGTCGCTGGCGGGGGTGGTTCGATGTATAGGTTTCGCAGTGGAGCTTTCCGTGAGGTACCACACCAGCTAACGCAAGCCGAGTTGAGCTATCCCGGCGCGCGCGAAGGCTGGAACGACGGGCTAGCAGTAGCGGCAATTCTGACTGATATGGAGCTGACCGCACTAATTGCGCAGACACGTCAAAACGAGGCGTGGGCGATTGACAGTGAGGACAGCACCGAGTGGGATACGAACTTCATTGGCGGCAAGCGGTCGGCACTGGAGCTGATTCAGGCCGAGCGTGAGCGAAAGCGGCATGACAGGGAAAACATCGAGGGGAGGTGACTGCCATGGACAGTCTTATTACTTACACTGCCGAAACCGCACGCAACGATATGCGCAAAGCGCAGATTCGAGCACATGCGGACACCGTTCAGCAATCAATCATTCGCGCGGCAGTGGCAAATATCAGCGAAATCACAGTGCCAAATCTGACTGACGATGAAATCGACGCTTTGCGCGACGCTGGCTACACGGTCGAAGCAGGCATTCGCGGCTGGAACATTTGTTGGGCACAAAAATAGCCACCGGCGGCAACCGATGGCAACAAACAAACTATTCTACAAGGAGATTATATCACATGTTAAAAGAAATCGAACGTAAGCCAGTAGCACAGAAGTTTGATCCGCTAGCGTCATTCAGCACCGTCATTCATTATCCTATGAAGCCGCAAGGTCGGCAGGCCATTCAGGGGTACAGCCTTTCGCTTGCTAAACAGCAACTTATGTTGAGCACGGCCGTCGCCAAGTTCTTCGACAGCGTTGGTGCTGACCGTGTGTTAGTGATGACTGACACCAAAGCAGGGAAAATTGCTGTTGTTCCGGCAAGTAAGAGCGAGCCTAATTCATTTCGCTTATACAAGGGGACAAAAAGTGAGGGCATTTTCCCACGTCGAATTAGCGTTGTTAAAACGCTAGCGGAAGCATCTGGTGAATTCAGCAACCTTAATATGGAACGGTTTAGCTACCGGTTGCCCGGAGAATTGGTGGACGACGGAGCGGCAGGGTTTCTTGTCTTCGATGTAGCTAACCCGTTGCGTGCCACGTTACGGAAAGTAGGTAACAACTAGTGGCAACCTTATATGAGCTAACCGATGCGGAGCAACGACTACTTGCAATGGGCGAGGACGGCTCCATTGATCCAAAAACTATGGCCGACACGATGGAGTCAATTCAAGGCGAGTTGCACGAGAAGCTGACGGCATACGTCAAGGTAGCCGAGGAAGCCAAAGCCAAGGCGGACGCCATCAGTGCTAAGGCTAAGGCAATGAATCAACGAGCGGCGGCGTACACTAACCTAGCCAAGCGCCTCAAGGATACCGTCAAGGACACCATGGTTGAGCATGACTGGCAGAAGATTGAGACGGACGAGGTGATGTTCTTTGTCAAAGGCAACGGCGGTGTTAGGCGGCTTGAGATTGACGAAGACAAGTTGCCCGCATACATGTACCACGACGTGATGGAGCCTGACAAAGACAAGATTAAGCAAGCGCTCGATGAAGGCAAAGAGATTGAGGGCGCGACCTATGCAGACCGTGGCACACACTTGGAGGTCAAGTAATGGAAGACTTATTAGATAACAAAAAGAACGAGATTTTCAAAGCGTTGGCAGTTTTTCGAGCAAACGTCAAACAGCCACAAAAGAACGCTGACAACCCGTTTTTCAAGAGCAAATACGTTCAGCTTGAGGGTGTCGTTGATGCTATCGACAAGGCAACACCCGGAACGGGCTTGAGCTACTTCCAAGACGTTCAGTCACGCGACAACGAAGTTCTGGTGACGACCGTCATTACCCACTCTTCGGGCCAGTACATTCAGCTTGGCCCACTGGCTGTACCAGTCGCCAAGAAAGATGCGCAAGCCTTTGGATCAGCAGAGACCTACGCTCGCCGTTACGCCTTGAGCGCGGCATTCGGTATCACCTCTGACGTTGATGACGACGGTAACGCGGCGACACAGACAGCACCTCGGCAGACTGCGCAACGGCCACAAGTTCGGCGACAGCCGCAGGCAAAACCGGCACCAAGCAATGATGCCAAGGAACTCGTCAAGCTGGTAGAAAGCACGTTCACGCTACTGCCTGCCAAAGATAAAGCCGGCAACCCTAAGCCGAAAACGACTAAGGAGTTTGCCGAGTCACTGATTGGGCTTGCCAACGCCAACACGGACAGCAAGGCAACGACTATTTCCGAGCTGACACCTAAAGGGGCGCAGTGGATGAAAGTGTATCTCGAGAAGCAGTCAGCAAAGTTAGCGGGTGGCGATGGTGAATGAGAGTCAGTGGGAAATTGACCGGCATATCCGGTCGCAACCTGACGCTGACCGTTGACGACGAGGTATCGCTGTACGAGGTAGCCAAGCTCGCGAATGGCAAGCAACCGAGCGTTGACCTGCAAGTTGAGGACGGGCGTTCAATCAGTCCTGACCAGCGACGCAAGATATGGGCCTTATTACGCGATATAAGCGATTTTACGGGTGACGTGATTGATTATACCGAAGACCTGCTAAAAGGCTACACACGGCAAATATTTGGCATTGAGGCGTATTCCTTGAGCGATTGCTCCATGACGACGGCCAGCAACATGATTTACACCATTCTGGAGTTTTGCTTCCGCAACGATATTCCGTTCAAGACGCGGACGTGGGACATGATCCCGAACGACTATGCACGGCAGTGGTTTTGCTTGCGGTTCAAGAAGTGCGTTATCTGCGGCAAGCCCGCCGACCTTGCACACTTCGAGACAGTTGGCATGGGCCGCAATCGCTATGCAATCAACGAGCTTGATTACCACTGGATGAGCCTTTGCCGGGTGCACCATACCGAGCAACACGCCACCGGCATTGACAGCTTCATCGCCAAGTATCACATCAAGCCGATCAAGTTAGACGCCGACCAGCTCCGCAAGATTAAGCCTCAATACGCAAAGGGGGTGGGCAAATGAGCGACCAAGGTTGGATAAAGGTTTACCGCAAAATCACCCACTCGTTTGTCTGGGCAGACCCTAATTTACTCAAGCTGTGGATGCTGTTATTAATTAAAGCTTCCCACGGCGGCAACAGATTTTTATTCAATGGACATGAAGTGTCCGTGTCAAGCGGAGAATTCGTCACAGGGAGCGTCGCACTGGCATCAGAGTTCAATGCAGGAGTGCCACATGACAAGCAGTTGTCCGGCCGCCAGCTATGGAGATGGGTTAAGAGGTTTGAAAATGAAGGAATGTTGTCAATCAAATCAACCAATAAATACAGCGTCATATCAATAATAAATTGGAATAACTACCAGTCGGATGACAAGCAACTGTCAATCAACTGTCAATCAAGTGTCAATCAAGTGTCAACAATCAAGAATGCAAAGAATAAAGATAATACCATCACCAGCAAGCAACTTGCTGACGACTTCGACAAGCTGTGGAATCTATACCCACGCAAGGAGGGCAAGAAGCCAGCCTTTGCCGCTTACAAGCGAGCGATGACTCGCAAAGCGAACCCGGCTACTAACAAGCAGATTCAGAACGGCATCGTTGCCTATTGCAAGGAGCTTGAGGCCGCTGGTACGGATAAGCGGTTCGTCAAGCAGGGATCAACATTTTTCTCGCAGGAAGCATGGCAAGACTACACCGCTATTGCTGAACAACAAGAAGCAGTTAAGCCAAAGTTCGACCCTGACCAGTGGGTGCTCGATACGTTCTCTGTATACGGGTCAATCAGTCAGGTGCTTCGTGAGATTCAAGATAACAGCGTTCCGGTTGACCCTGAACGAGCCAAGCGACTTATTTCCGAGCATCTAAGCTCGCTAGGGAGGGATGCAATATCTTACAGCTAGATAAACCAGAGTGGCACGTGCTGTATTGCCTGACGCAACAACCAAAGCTGATTCGTTCCGAGTGGATAAGCCCTGACTGGTTTGATTACAAGCCATACCAGACACTGGTGAAATACCTTAACGACGTTGGTGGCGAGCTTGATTACATTCAGCTTCGAGACGGTTTCACCAAAGCCTATCCGGGCGTGATGAGTCGCGAGGACTGGGAGCCGATACTCACCGCTGATGTGACGGTAGGCAACTTTAGTTCGTGGGTCAAGGTAATACGCAACGACTTTTACCGCAAGCGAGCGCAAGAGTCAGCATTCGACTTTGCCAACGATCCTAGCGATGAGAAGTTCCACTCGATGCTTATCACCGCGCAGGACGCCATATCGAACGATTCTAGCGACACAGAAGTCACCATGGATGAATTAGTCCAAGACATGCACGAACGGCTCACAGAGGGCAAATTGGACGTAGGAATCAAGACGTATGCGCCTATCGACAAGCTGTTCGGCGACGGACTCATGCCGGGCCGCCTAATCACCATCGGTGCTCGGCCAGCGGTTGGTAAGTCGGCGTTCGCAATCAACCTCGTGTTAGAGGCGTTCAAACGGCAACCAGACGTGACTATCGACGTGTTCTCACTTGAGATGACGAACCGCCAAAACTACCAGCGGCTAGTGGCGTCGATAACAGGAATACCAAGTAGCAAGCTGGTGAACCCGATGATTGACTTGAGTGACGCCGAGATGAAAAAGGTCGAGGAAGCCGGGCAGACGTTGCGTTCATACGACCTGCGGCTGTGGGATAAGCAACTCAAGCTCCAGCAGATTGTCAAAGTGTTGCGTCAACGCGCGGCTACTGCTAAACACGGATACCTCGCAATCGTTGACTATCTCGGGTTGATTGAGGTGCCGGGGCAACCCGACCGCCGCTTGCAGATTGAGGAAGTCACCCGTCAATTCAAGTTGCTGACCAACGAACTCGACGTGCCGATCATCATGCTTAGTCAGCTATCGCGTGGCATTGAGAGCCGTAACGACAAGAAGCCAATGCTATCCGACCTGCGGGAGTCCGGTTCTATCGAGCAGGACAGCAACGCAGTCGGGTTCCTCTGGAACAGTGACCGAAGCAACGAGAAGTCAGACGTGCGGAGCGTCACGCTGACAATCGCCAAGAACCGTGAGGGTGCGCTGGGGGATGTCAACTTTAACTTCTTTGCCAATAAGCTCCAGTTCCGGGTGGCGTATCTCACATGACCGGCATTATGACGCTCAAGGAGTTTGACGACTACATGCAGGAGGCGGGGTTCAACTACTCGCTACTCGTGATGGTGGCCCTCGATGAGGCAAACAACGAGCACAAGGCCGGACATGACGATTATGCCTACGAGAGCCAGATTGACGCGCTCGACTTTGCGGAGTCAGAGGCCGCCAACGGCCCGACATACGAGCCGGTGCTCAAGTATCTATCCATGCGCGACGAGCGCTACTTACAAAGAATATATAACACGTGGAAAAACTACCTGTCGAAAATTGACAGAAAAATTCAGGAGGTACACTTCGATGATAAATAACACAACACTGACCGGGCGACTGACCCGAGACATTGACCTCAAGTACACACAAAGCGGCGCCGCCGTCGGCACGTTCAGCTTGGCTGTTGACCGCCAATTCCGGAGCGCAAATGGCGAGCGTGAGACGGACTTCATCAACTGCGTTATCTGGCGCAAGGGTGCGGAGAACCTGTCACAGTTCACTCACAAGGGTTCGCTGATTGGCGTTGACGGGCATATCCAGACGCGCAACTACGAGAACAACCAAGGCCAAAAGGTTTACGTCACCGAGGTAGTCGTTGAGAACTTCGCCCTGCTTGAGCCACGTGACAAGGATGCTGGGCAATCGTCAACACGAACGGGCCAAGCGCCACGCCAACAAGCACCAGCCAAGCCAGTTGACCAGCTTGCAGATAATGGCACGGCGGTTGAAATCTCCGACGACGATCTACCGTTCTAGGCCGCCAGATGAAAGTAATAACGATACCCGGCATTCCGGTCGGACAAGGCAGACCAAGATTTACTCGCACGGGCCACGCATACGACCCCGCACGGTCGCGGCTATACAAACAATCGGTCGCTATATATGCACGTCAGCAATGGCCCGGTGAGGCGCTAGATTATCCGCTATCAGTCAAGGTACGCGTATACAGGCCGATTCAGCAAAGCGCCACCAAGGTGCAGCGGAAAGCGCGGCTAGAGGGCAGAGAGCGGCCGACGGTGAAACCTGACGCAGACAACTATTACAAAGCCGTAACGGACGCGCTGACTGGCATTGTGTGGGCAGACGACAACCTAATCGTACATGCGGAAACAGATAAGTTTTACGACGACGGCAACGGGCCACGAGTCGAAGTAGAAGTGGAGGCTATAACATGAACAATTATATTGGAAGTTACGTTAAATACATCGGAGAGCAATCGCGACTGACTGGCAAGGTTGGGGAAGTTGTTGATACCGAAGAAGATGGGTGGCTTGTTCTCTTTGATGACGGAGATTCAGCAAAATGCCTCGACGGCGACCTAATTGAAGCACCAAAACCACCGTACGTGTGGGGGTGATTGGGATGAAATTGTATGACGAAACAGTCAGGCATGACATTAAGCCCAGCTACTACGGTGGGAAGCTTGACGTGATTGACTTCCTTTATGCGATTTTCGGTAAGGCGGCAGACCTGTTTATGGTTGGCAACATCATCAAGTACGTTGTCCGCTATCCGAAAAAGAATGGCCTTGAGGACTTGCTTAAGGCCCGCACGTATCTCAACCGGCTAATCGAGCGAACCGAGGCGAATGATAGTGACGATTAAAGGCGTTACCGGTAACCGTAGCAACACTGCACCAGTGTGGATGAAGAAGTGGCTGTGGCCACTGGAGAATGAATACGGGTCAGTTATCAACGTACCAGACGACGACCCACGATTGAAGCTGTTGCGGATGACGGTGAATAATCCAAGTTACTTGAATCCGCAGCTAGAATCTGCCGCAAAATCTGCCAATCAAGAGAGTTGGCAGAGCGCTGAAAACAGAAGCGTCGAAATTGATAAGTACACGCCAGCTCAGATTGACCAGCTAATCTGGAAACTTCATCTGGAAGACCGTGCAAATTCGTACATATCGGTAGTGACAGGCTTTGAACTCGCAACGTTACGAAAGATACTGCTGCGGTTAAGAAAGGCTCATGGCGACTACACGGATTACATCGAGCGACGGCTTTCACGGATGGTAGATAACGGAGACAGCAAGGCGAAGATAATGCATGAGGTCGGCTACAAATATATCTGGGCGGTTAATCGATCGTTACGCAAGTATGGACTGGAGGAATAAGCATGTATGCAGTGAAGAACAAGGACGATAAATTGTTTGTGGTACGAAGCAATGACAACGCCTATTTATATCAAGACCAATACGGGGACCTGGGACGCGTGCTTTATCGGTATTACAGCCGGAAAGATGCACAGCGCGCGATTGAAAGAGCGGGCCACATAAACCAATGCCACGTAGTCGAGTTAGTCGAGAAGCCGAAGCGGTTCGTTCTGCCGATGGAAGGGACGGAGCTGCCGGACGGAACTGTTGCTTACGCCGTACTAGACCAAACCGGCGCGTGGACGGTCAAGGGCTACGCCGAGGAACAAAGCGCAATCACGTTCGGTTCAACTGTCACCCAGGCCAACATCGACTCGGCGCCTGACTGGGTTAAGGCGATCACACCTGTGGAGGTGACTGACAATGGCGAGGAAAATTAAGGTGTTCAGCTTATATTCGCACGATGAAATTGAGTCCTTGAACCGCTTACTTAAAACGCATTCAAAAGCAAAATTAACCTATATGACTCCAGCCAATGGTTATGGATCTGGTGGAGCACTGGTAATTGCTGACTATGAAGATGATGAAGAGAACGATGAGGTTGAGGTGACTGACGATGAGCAATGAGACGAAGCGGGACGTGTTCGATGATGCGGCATTCAACATTGAGACTTCTTCCCCAGATGGTCCAAAATTTGCAGATGAGCTTAGACAGCGTTACGCCGCCGCCCTGCCAGATGATCTGCCGGTGATTCCGAAAGCAGTGAGTGATTATATCAGCAAAGCAAAGAAACCTAGACAGTGGGGACTGCTAGACGTATTTTGGCACCTTGGCGACCATATATCAGCTATGGGCTTCAATGGTCTGTACGATTGGGAACGCTGGACGGTTGACAACCAGGATGCTGTTTCGCGTGCATGGCTGCTAGGTGTCTGGCGCGTTGAGGAAACCGGCGAAATCGTGAAATTGGAGGCGGAGAAATGAAGCTGTTCTGTCGTCACGAGTTTATGCGAGACGAGTCTGTAGGATCGTGGTGGAACATTTATAAGAGATGCACTAAATGCGGCAAACTAAAGTTTTTCGGCCGTGAGGTGTGTCCGTACGATGGAAAGGAGTTTGGGCCCAATGCGGTAGGCTGTGTGCACGTCCATCATCCACCAATGAAGCCGCCTTTACCGGTGCCTAAGCCAAGAACTGTGCGGATGCCGTGGGTGGTCAGGGGGTAACGCTGACGGTCGCGCAAAAATGATTGAAGTGATGATATTCGTAGCTTTGGTGGGCGTGTGGTTCTGGGCTAACTGGAAAAGGAGTGGTGCGCAAGTGAGAAAGACAGCAGCTAATTATGTGAGCCCGTGGGACTATGAAGCTTCCGTGATTGAAGCCGACCATGTTTTGGAAGATTATCGCAGACGCAAGCAGCGGTCACGTGTGAAAGCCTCGATCAAGTCGCCATCGCTTGATGGCATGCCAAGGTCGCCATCGATTGGCAACGTCGTTGAGATCAGGATTACGGATCACATTGACGATGAGACGTACACAGAAGCATGTGACAAGACGATTAGCTGCATTGAGGACGACGCCCACCGCAACATACTGAAGGACTACTACATCAAGCGGCCAATTGCTGTAGAGCTGTTGATCGCTGATTCTGGATATGGAAAAACGGGGTACTATGACGTACTGAAAGATGCGCTATATACATTTGCCGGATTGTGGCCAGCTGGCGATCATGGATTGCTGGTCCGAACAAACAGCGAACGAACACCGAACAAAGTGCGAACAAAGAGCGAACATCTACCCTGAAATGGCGTGCTAATATTGTATTGTGCCAAAGGTGAGAGCCGGCGGTGCTTCCTTCTTTCATTTTGTGATGTTCAAACCCGATTCGCGGTGATCATGCCTCCGTGGATAGGTAGCTCCGATGTGGAAGCCGTGCATGGCTGCCGGTTCGATTCCGGCGCGGAGCATAGCTTGCGACGATCCCGGCTGACGGGGGAGCGAGCGTGTGAGAGTAGCTAAGTGGAAAAGCGCCCCGTCATCAGGCGGGCAATGCGTGGGTTCGATTCCCACCTCTCACAGTAGATGTAGCTCAATCGGTAGAGCGTGCAACTTATAATTGCGTGGGTGCAGGTTCAAACCCTGCCGTCTACATTCACTTTAGTGTAGTATTCCGGCTCGTGATGGAGTACTATTTTTTTGAGGTGATAAACATGTCAAACGAAAATCATGTACACGCTCAAATTGTTATGTCAGAGGGGGTTGAATTGGTATCTAACAACAGT